ACGCACATCAGTAACTAGGGTGTCGTAGTCGTTAAATCCTGTGGATATGCTGTTAGCAACGACGTCGTCTATAAGGCTGGTAAGCCATGTAGGTGCTTCCCCATCCCCCATAGAGGCATAGATACCGTCCCCTACAACAGAGTACTCTTTCTTGATACCAGTGACTACACCGCTTTCAGGAGCCTCTATATCGACTTCATGAGAGCTAGTGGATACAGTATCGCCAGACACGACACTAGTTACCTCAACAGCATCCATGACAACTTCTATATCACGAGTAATCTCAATCGACATAAATTTCTGGTACCTTAGCTATGAAACTACCGTTCTCGGTGCCAACACACTCAAGAATTAGTTTATATGTGGGCTTAACGTAGTACCTATCAGCCTTAGAACCACGCTCACTGACCAAGGTAGTAATACCATCAGGTTCGGTAGCATCAATAACCAGCTCTACTTTGCCGCTTGCATAAGGGGTTAGCTTATTTAGTGGTACATCTGTAAGCCCTACCACCTTATCACCAGTATCTAGGTTAACTAGTGTGGCTGTGAACGTACCGTTGGTAATATCAATAGGTAAAGTTGAACCATCGGCTTTAATAGTAAATACAAATGTGTTTACTACACCGTTGGTGATAGAGAATTTAGCTACATCGCAGCCCATGATTCATCCTTTATAAATAAGTAGAGGGGTCTTTCGACCCCTAGTAGCTATTAACCAAAGCTGATGGAGTATCGTGGCCGCATACGAACAGTTGACAGGCCGGTTTTGGTATTACGTACGTGGAGTGGGATCTGTATTGCTTGCAGAGTACGAATGTGCCCAACAGCAACCTCAATGCGCTCGTTAAGAGGCAGGCGGAGGGTACCTAGGTCAAAGTACTCGTTAGAGCAGCTAGCGGTACAAGTAGTGGTCTGGTTGTTTACACGTTGATCGTTATCTACAATAGTAACAATCTTCAACTCTCGTGCTGCTGCCTCACGGTCCATACGGCGCTTAGTACGCTTGTCTTTTTCAGACATTTTCGCCTTTTGTGGTGCCTTCACCACTTCTTCTTCTTCTTCTTCTTCCACCTCTTCTTCAATTACCTCAGGACCAGGGGTCTCTTGAGCTTTGTAGAAGGCATCAATCTTTTCAGCAAGTTTGGCCTCACCTAGTGTTTTACCATAGGTAATACCAAGGTCATCTGCTTCTTTTCGTAGTTCGTCTAATGATGTTGACATGAGTCTAATTCCTTAACGGTTATTTAGAGGGTTAATATAGCCACTATTATATATAACTAGTGGCCTATTGTAAAGTGTACAAACAAAAAAGCCCCTAATAAAGGGGCCTTTTAGCAAATCCGATCACACTAGCTTATGCAGAAGCAGAAACCAGTACTTTCAGAAGCTTTTCTTCTTCCAGGATCAAACCTGCGTAGAAGAAGTTGTAGCTGAAGAAGCCAGTAGTACCATATGGGTTGCTGTTCTCAACCGCAGAAGGTGACTTGGCGTTGAACTTGATCTTATCCATGCCCTTCAGACCAACGGTAGCAAAAGCACCTTCGGTTGGGAAGAGGATTGGGTAAGCGTCGAAGTACTTCAGAGCCGGAGTACCAGCACCAGAGTTAACGTAGGCATCAGTGTCACGATCCCATACCTTACCAGTAGTACCACGAGCAGCGATTACTTCAGCCTCATCGTTGTAGGTAACAGTGCTTAGCAGACCGGTGTATGCGTCAGTATCGCCAGCAGCATCAACAGCAGCACCTTGGCCGGCGTATACAACAGCAGACTCAGACTCGATGAAGCGCACTTCGTGCATAGCACCAACTTCACCTTCAGCTAGGTTGCCAGCAGCAGCATACTTGTGGACAGGGATGTAGACGTACTCAGTCTCTTGGCCAGAACCACGAGTCAAGTTTTCCAGATCACCCTTCACGTTAGAACCAATAATAGCGTAGTATGCTTTACATACAGTGCGGGTATCGATCTTGGTAGAACCAGTAACCATTTGGGTGTTCTTCTTAGCACGGTTACGTACCAACTTACGAACAGCCTTGCGGATCAGATCGTAAGAAACACCAGAATCCTCATCGATTTCTTCGAGGGTAGTAGCATCACCAGCGTACATGACGGTTGGGGTTGCCAACATGTCAATCTGGATCAGGTCTTCCATACGAGAGTTAGCCAGCTCACCTAGTTCTTCGCGGTAACGAACTTGGATAGCATCTTCAGAGAACAGCTCTACTTCGTCGGTGTAGTCAAGCATTTCACCGTAACGAGCCAGAGTAGTTTCCATGGTAACTTTATGCAGAGAACGCTTGTTTTTTGCACCGTCACCTTCGATCAGAGTAGCAGCAGCCAAAGAAGCGCTGGCCTCTTCAACAGAACGGTTTGACAAGAAACCCTTTGCGGAGAACTCTGCATCGTCCAAAGAACGATCGTACATGTGCAAGAACTTAGAGATCTTGAAGGTTTTACCCATCTTCTTGGGCATAGATTTACGATCAGCGAACTGACCATACAGGTTTACACGGTTGGCAGCTTTAACACCTGCCCGATCGTAATAATGTACAACCGTATTCTCGCCGGCGGTGCTGTTAACACCATTGCCGTAAACATTTGTAACAGCCATTTTGATAGTCCTCTATCAGTATTGTGGGGGTATTTTACCCCCTAAGATGATTTTTTAAGAGTCTTGTAGTCGCTGATACCAGTCTTCGAACGCCTCGTCCGAGTCATCTAGGTAGTCGACTACATCGCGCCCTTGGGAGATATTCTTCGTAGGGGCAGCGGCTTTTCGCTTTACAGAAGCTTGCTTAGTGACAGTACGTTGGGCGGCTTTGGCTTTAACATCCGCGAGTCGCGCCTTCTCGGCGTTAACTACGCTGGCTTGTTCGGCCTTTAGTGCCTTCTGTTCTTCATAAGCAGTCTGCTTGGCAACTTGGGAAAAGTGCTGTTGAGCAGCTTGTTTATAATAGTCTAAATCTGACTTCCTACCACCATCGTAAACTTTTAGCTTTTCAGCCTGCGGTTGTAAAGTTTGATACATACCGTTTTTTACGTCCGTATGGAGCAATCGGATCAGTTGTGGGTCTTGTGCCATGGCATTCCATGACTTATCATCCCACTCTTTAGACAATATATTATGGGTCGTTGCATACTCTACGTCTCGGCTGATATCGTCAACGATATCTTTAATAGCCAAAGCACTGTCGTCTCGACCATAATCCTTAGCGGTATAGGCGCTATCTGCTTCCGTATCTAGTTCGAGGGTGTCAACACCTGTTCGTTTTAGTACTTCAGTAATTGCGGTTTTATCGCCCTTCAGCACGTCTATCATGAGACTTACGTCTTCATGGGAGAGTTCGGCCCCTTCAATTGCATCAATAGTCTTACGCCAAGGTTTGATGGCTTGCATCTTTTTGGTGTAGTCCATTGCTTGGCCAAAGATCTTTGGAAATTGATCCACGATCTCATCACTTGAGAACTCGTAATCTTTGCCGTTTGCACGGAATTTATAGGACTGTGCTGGTTGCTCTTCCTCTTCTACTTTGTCAGCTTCCTCAGAGCTAGGGTCTTCCTCATCAGAGTCCTTATCAGGATCCTCTTCTGTGGCGTCAGCCTTGCTATCGTCAGTTACTGCATCCGTATCGGATTCGTCGCTAGTATCATGGCCGGAGTCCTCAAGATCATCTTCAGGTTGTTCTGGACCATCGTCAGTATCTTCTTCAAACTCTTCAAGAGTTTCTTCAGAGTCCTCTTCACCGAGGGTGTCTGAAGTATCGGAGGAGCCCGCAGGGGCTTCCTCTTCTATGTCAGTGTTGGGTGACTGTTCAGAGGCTTTAGCTTCCTTAAAGGCAGCTTCTAGGTCCTCGTCAGACATATCCCATAGATCTTCTTCTTTCATAGCATGTACCCCTTAATTAGACGTCAGATTCTTCTTCGTCTTCTTCTGGGGGAACAGTACCTAAATTCTCTACGGTAATGAAGAAGTCCTCTAGTTTAGATATAGCAACTAGGTCTTCCATTACTCGTGGTCGCATGCCGCTGTCTACGATAGCATCTTGACCCAAAAGGCTTACACCATTAATAGCCTTGTCTTTAAAATAGCCGTCTAGTATAAGACGTTTAAAATCTTTATTCTTCTGGAGCCGCTCTAGGGAGGCCCACATGTCTACCCAATACTGGTTTTCTACTTCAAGGAGTTTCTGGTCTTCAAGGTTGCTCATTTCTGAATCCTTATGGTTATTAATGTGTTTAAAAAACAACGTATTAAATATTAGTTGTTCACGGTATGTATATTATATATCAGATAGTGCAGTAATTACAACCCTTATTTAGGTTTTTTCTTACATTTATTCTTTTTCTTTACAGATTTAGCTACACCAGCGTAGTGATGTTTAGTATTTTGGCCTGTGCCAGGTCCATATACCATCTG